GGGCGCCGCTTTGTGGCTCACTCGATCGCTTTTCACATCAAGTATTTCTTTGAGCGCAAAAGGCAATTCATTGATCCAGCGCTTGAGCTCAGCAAACAATGCATCAAATAGCTGCGCGCTGGTGGGCGCCGTTACGACGATCTTGACGGGGTATCTAGTTATCAAAAACCAAAGCATCACCCAGCTTGCTGCGGTCGATTTGCCCACCCCATGACCAGACCTGATGCTGACTTTGCGCTGGCCATCGCAAACCGCTCGCAGCATTTCAGCCTGCCAGGGCTGACATTGCACTTTCAGCACGTGCTCAACAAACCCTACCGGATCATCCTTGTACCGGCGGAGAAATTCAATATACGGATTATCGGGCGGCGGATTGCCTGACATCGAGAGCTCGCTTAACTGCCATATGGCTGGTCGGCATATGATAAGTCGTGGCAATTAGATGCGCTATTTCGCGATAGCTGCGACCGGCACCGCGTAAGATTTGCATAGTCGCGATAGCCTTGCCGCGCTCTGGCAGAGGCTCAACGCGCGCTTCGCGCCCCTCGCCGATGATGACGCAGCCCCAGGGAGCCGATCCGCCGATGTGGCCCTTAGCTGCTTTCTTGGCTTTGCGGCCGCGATTACATCGCTCCTTGATCGTGCGGCGCTCATGTCCCGCAAACGCGGCCATCACTTCAAGCATCAAGCGGCCAGAGATATTGGCATCGTCCGTTACGTCGCCATGACCGTTCAAGAACAGCTTTATGTCTTGGCGTTTGAGTTCATGGATAGCGTTCAGGCAATCGCGAGCGTCACGGCTGAATCGATCGAGTGCGCTGCAAATGATTATGTCGCCAGGCCCCAACTCTAAAGTCGCGACAGCCGGCCGGCTAAAAAAGTCGGTTGCGCCGCTTATGCCCGCGTCCGAAAGCCAAACGATATCTGAGGTAAAATCAGCAGCCATCGCAACGCCCGTTATTTGACGCTGCTGGGTTTGCAAGCTAGTACCGCCGGCCTGCTCGTCTGTCGAGACTCTGGTGTATCCGTAAATCATGCTTGCTCCTCGATAATTGTTTTGACCGTGCGGCAAGTAACGCCCGTGTGGTATCCGATCCTTCGGACAGGCCACCCGCGTTCAGCTCGATCGATGACGTGCTCGACAAGCTCTGATCGGCTGCCGAATTTGCCAGTGGTCTTAGGTCGACCGCGCTTGCCTGGCTTGGTTGATGGTGCGTGAATCATGCTTGCTCCTTTGTTACTGAGGGGTATATACGACTTGCTGAACTGACATGCGTATGCCTTCCCAGCCTGTTTGCGCGATCCTTACCGCTGTTGCTGCTTGAGCGCGAGTAGCCTTTACACCCAGCTCATCAGCAGCAAACTCAGCGGCCTCTTGAAAAGCTCGCTTCCAGGAGCAACTGAACTCATAAGAAGTTAGCGCGGCTTCTGCCATTTGCTGAATTTCCCACTGCGATAGATATGCTGTTTTCATGTTTTTCCTTTGCTGTTTTTTCGTTTTGCTTTGTAACGCTGTTCATTCTACTGATATCGTACTGGATGTAAACCTTTTGATTACAAATAATTTGTTGTGTTGGGGAATAATTTTTTTTAAGCTGGCCGGACCCAAAATCGATTAGGAGGTGATCACTTGCAGAAGTACGGACACAAGGCGCCGGGCCATCGCCCAGAAAAGCGCGCTAGCACGTCAAAAAATAAACACGCGATGATGATGGCGGGAATTCCAGTTGGGACGCCCAAGCCCAGCTTTCCGCCGAAGTAATCTGACGGCCCTTCGGTCGATCAGCAGGCCCGCCGCTAGGCGGGCTTTTTTTTGCCTAAAATTTACAAAAAAAATTTGGTGCGTGCGGGTCTAATCCCCTCCCCCCCACCCCACCCCTATGAGCCAGGGGGGGGTCTGGCACACCCGTCAGCGCTCGGCGGCTCGTCCGCAGCGCTGCTGGCCATCTATAAAACCTAAGTCGTTGATTTACAAAGAATTTTATATATGATGTAACAGTCGTGTACGGGCGTGACAGATACGCGAGCCCTGTATGGCCAAGATTGGCGCGGGATTGCCCCAAAACTGTTCAATTTTTGTACAATTTTCGGTCCCGCATGCGGGTTGCGCCTTGCCCGGTGCGTGAGAATGCGCGTAAATTATTGCAATCAAGCGCAGTTTATTTTTCGATAATTGATAGCGAATCTTTTAATAAACTTATGTCACGAAGTGCTGCAAGATGTTGATCTTGAATGTTTATTTGTACCAAAGGATCTCGCTTATCGCCCCAATTGTCAGGGTTAGCCTTTGCGGCCAGCCACTTCCGCGTGTCAATCCGAAGCTTCGCGACCTGCGCATCTGCTGCATCCATGACGTTGTCTGCTATCTCTAGCGTCTCTTCAGCCAAATGGTTAGCCCACTTACGCCGAGCGTCATAGTACCGCTCCTCGCGCCCCTCCTGATCTCTCAGCCACTTATAGAACGCACGCTTGCCAACCTTCAAGTGCTGTTCAACGACCCTGTTCGTTGTCCAGCCTTGCTCAAGCTTACCGAAGATATCCTCTTCGCCCACCGCATCGATCTCCCTGAGCCGTTGTCGCATGATTGGATTACCCGCCATAAATTCCCATCTCTCTCATAATGTTGTCGATTTCTTCGCGCTCATCCGCTACCGAATATTCATCGACCCAGTCGAATCTGTAGGAATCTCGGCGAACTCTGTGAGCCGCAGCCTTCGGCTGCTGCGTCCGTTTTAGTTGTAAACTTTTATGTTCCACATGAAACGTCTCGATCGTATTGAAGCGATGATCACAAGCCTTACAAATCCTGCGCCGTATAACGCATTCTGAGCGCGTCTGAGTGTGCCCAACACCGCACCTTTGTCCGCACTCAGGGCAATTCAAAACTAGCCCTCGTCGCCTTCTGAGGGCGTCTGAACGGCATACCGCTCATGCACCCTCGCAATCGATTCAATTGCAGAACCGTTCTTGATCAAGTCCGACGTATATCGAAGCACGACATAGCCATGTTCGACCGCCAGGTTGTACTTCACGCAATCATTCCGAAAGCCCACTCCGCTAGTATGCCGACCGCCGCTCCACGTCCCGCCCTCACATTCAACGATCAGGCAGCTCTGGGGCAGCACGAAGTCAAATCGAAACCGCCTACCCGGTATAAGCTGCGCTTCGCGCTCGAACTCGATGCCCGCCGCCGTAAGCTGTCGCGACATCAGCTCCTCAAGCTGGCTCACCGGATGCCCCCAAAATTAAATTTACGGCTGTCGATCGATGTGATGACAGGCTCCTCGCCTCCGGGGTGCTCTTCGCCCGGATCAGGATCATCGCCGTCCAGCTCGATGACATACTCCTCGTTGTCGAGTTTGACCGTGACGGTCATCCCGGGCTCGAAGTCTTCTACCTCAATTCTGATATTTGTCATGCTTGAAATTTACCCTGCAAAAAATAGATGCCCAAGCGCGCTTAATCGCGCGGCCATGTATGTGTAAATAAATCTGGCGCGTCAGTGCGCCAGTTATATATTTATATATAAGGGCAACTTACGCACTGACGCAGATTTCCTAAGATATTGATTTATATACGCTAAATCGCCAAAAAGTCAGACTTACGCAGAAACAAACTTACGCAACTTACGCAAACTCCCCGAAAAGCCCCGTATTCATTGACTGCGTCAGTTATTTTGACCAACTTACGCACAACTGACGCAACTTACGCAGCCTTTACAGCTATTCGTTGTTTTGGTGCTGATAAATTGTCCGAATCCACCACCAAAACTCACCCACGTTTAACGTGTGACGCATCGTATTGACCTGATTACAGACCAACTGAATGTTGCTTAAAACGTACCCTTCAAAGTTATTGACGCGGTCGATCGAAGCGTTAAAGGCGGATTTGCCGCCCTCATTGGTTCTGTGATGGGTCATGTTTAAACCTGAGATTGCGCACCTCCCATTTTGGGACTCCCATAAATCGATGACATCCTGGGGTTCTATTTCCCATTTGAACTTGCTTTTAAGGCGTTGGCTTTTTAATTGCGCCGTGAGCCGACGAAGATATTTGGTGTGGTCTTGGTTGACGCTGCGCTGCCGACTGATGCGCAAACATTCTCGGCACCGCTTGGTTACTAACTC